CACGCTTGGCTCGAAAGGGGGCCTGATTCGATTTGGTCGAGCGATGAAGCGGAGAAAAGATAACTTCATCGCTCTATGATTCTGATTTATTGGAAGGAGAGAGAGAGTCAGAATCGTTTTTGTCTGTGCCTTTGTTATTTAAGAAAATGCCCTTGCCTTTATCTATTGATTCATCAAGGCGTTTTACTTTGTGAGTTGCACTTGGTATGCGCTCACGTGCAGAATTGATAACGTGACTTAAATTGATCGTGTGATTGGTTTCTAAAATGTTCCTGTCTTTCCAGTTATCTGGATCCCTATTTTTTAAAAAGAATATAGCGGAAGTTTCTTTGCCTTCCATTGCATTATCGAATAATTTAGAACTTACTTGCGCTATTGCTTTCGCTCTCCCTTTTTCTAGTGCGTTCTTTATGCTCTTAATATGTTTCTTTCTTGTAAGCGTTGAAGGATTGATCCCTAAACTAGCGCATATCTGGCGCTCATTAAGACCCATTCCAGCTAAACGCTCTATTTCTTTATGGTCTAAATTAATTGCCTTTCTTCCTGGTTTTTTCTTTGCTTCCATAAGTTATTTTAATCTTTTTATGTCATTTATTCACTAAATAGCTTATTTATTACTTATATATAAAGTGTAAATAAATGATGTTTAGGTATTGCAAATGATATTCAATCTGGTAGTATGAACATATTGATTAACTAATTAAAGGAGAATTATCAATGAAAAACAAACAAAAACAAATAGAGATTAGTTTAGATGATCACAAAAGGATTTTTAAAATCCTTAGAAGAGCATTACCTAGCTATATCAAAATAAGTTACATTGATTCGGAAATGTACGGACAAAGTGGAGAAGTACGTTTATTTATCAATGATCAAGATTTTTTAAAATGCCCAGATGATGTGGACTTTGAGGAATTTAAAAACTGGCACTCATACAGTGAAGGCATGACTGAAAAAGACTTTGACTTTGAAACTGATCACGGAAGCGAGGAAGTAGCATAACGCTACTTCCTTTTTTTATAGGAGAAATAATTATGAACAAAGATTTAGAAAAACTTTTTGACCAATATGAGGGTAATCTTTTAAATTATTTTGCAGATCTTACGCCTGAGCAATCAAAAAAGTTTAACGAGATGCAAAAGAAAAAAAAGGAGAATTATCAATGACAAAAGATATAAAGATCAAAAATATACATGGTGTCAATTACCATGTTGAAATAACTAAAGATTATGAGGGTAGCAAATGGCACGTGGTAGTCTTTGAAGAAACAGACTTTCCATACGAACATTGTGATACTCAAGGCTTTGAAACTAAAAGACAAGTTAAAGATTATTTAAAAAATTTAGAAGTTTTTTTAATTTAAGGAGAATTATCAATGACAGACAATCTAAAATGTGCGGATCAAGTAAAAGAAAGATTCCAAGCGGTGGAAGATGACTTTAAAAAAGCATCTGAATTTTATAACAAATACGAAAAAGCAACAGAAGGAGAAAAAATTGCTCTTGAGTTATTTTATGAAGATCAAAGCGGATATGAAGATTTCTTTGACTATGTAAATAACTACGGACTTTGCTTTGATTATGTAGAGAAAAATACATTTGAAGATCAAGAAAGGGGATATTTCCGCTTTCAGTTATCTTGGGGCGGTCCTTCTGAGGAGTTTCATATTTATGTAGATTACAATAAACAAATAACCCATATAGAATATTGGTTTCTTGATTGGGGAGATGGTGCATTTATAGAAGTAGATGAAGATTCTATTTGTTATGAAGCATGCGAACAATTCACAGATCTATCAATGGAAGTAGCCTAGCTACTTCCTTTTTTTTATAGGAGAAGTAAAAATGAAACACTTTAAAGACAGAGAATTTAGTTTATTTAACTATATGTGCGATATTCTTTATGAATTTTACGATAAGAATCAATTAGAACATTTATGTGCATTAGATTCTTTGGCAGTCGGAAACTACAAAAACAGAAAGCACTATCTTTTTTTACAAAGGTTTTGCTCAGTTTGGGATAAAGTCGAACAAAGAGAAGTAAATAAGGAGAAATAACTATGAATAAAGATTACTTAGACAGTCTTTCCAAAGATCAATTAGAAACTCGCATATACGACTTGGAAAACGAATTGAACCAAGAGTTTCATTTGCATCGCATTATGACTATAAAAACCGCTATGAAGCTACAGAACGAAGTCGCATATTGCAAAGCGTTATTGGAGAACTTCAACCAAGTTGAGGAGAACGGATTCGACAGAGAAATCAGACTTAACCCAAACTTTAACCAAGAGGAGAAATAAAATGGAAGAAGTTATAGAACTTACATTTAAAAGAAAAAGCAAAGAACTAGAGACAGCTTTAGCAGTTGTTAGAAACTTAATTAATGTTTCTAGGAATCAAGTTAAATCAGAACCAGAAGAAGGTACATGGCAAGAAGAATTACATCAATTACATGGTGTTGAGTACTTGTTAGAATGTGCAGATTTTTATTACAAAGATTAAGGAGGAAGCATGAGTAGAAATTATTTAGTACAAGCACACTTGGAGTATTTGGTCGAAGAAGGCTTGAAAAAAGGACTAACCGAAAAACAAGCCATTGACTATGCAAACAATATATTTTTTTCAAAAGGAGATAACCATGAATAAAGAACTATATTTTAAAAGACGAGCAAATTTAAAGACTGCTATACGCAAAGCTAAGTCTTTAGAATTTAAGCAAATTTGGGTATCAAAAACCATAGAACTTGATAAAATGTATCGCAGTTAGTTAATTAGCGAAGGAAGGTTTCTTTTTCATAATAATAATTCTCCCCTTGAAACCTTCCTTCCACTAAACCATGCAAAGATCTAAAACTCAAACCCCACGCCCAATACCAGTAAAAAAGAAAACTTCGCAATCTAGGAAAAATAGAATTAAATCTTCCTCACTTAACAAGAACGCTAGAAGGCAACGAGGAAAGAATTTAAGAATCTCAGGGAGATAATTCTTCACGCAAGAGCTTATTCAGGCCCACTAACAATATATGTCTGCGAATCCCACGCTTACTTTTCCGCATGAGCGTTTTATTCTCCTCATCCGCTAACCAAACAATATTTTTCTCCGCACTCGCTAACTCCAAGAGCGCATTACTAACTGTCTTATGATTCATCCCACACATAAGCGCATAGTATCTATTGCTATCATGCGAACTCCAAGTTTCCAATCTATGTCTTTCGCATATCGCCCATAAAGTTAATTTACTAGCTGGAGATAAATCATTTCTCCCCACGCTCGCACGATACCATTGCCAAACGATCTTCTTCGCTTCTCCGAACGAACGATAACGCTTCGCTACGCTCGCTTGCACGAACGCACTAGCGCTTTCATTCTCTACTTCTTCTACTACCCACCACATAATAAATTAGAAAGCGTTGTTGCCTAAAGCAACACGCTTTCTATATATATATGTATATATATGGATATTGTCCCCTAGAATCGCCAAATAGTACCCTAGATTCTCCACTTTATACCCTAGAATCGCCATTTAGTACCTTAGAATCGCCACCCTTCTCCTTCTTTTTCTTAAAGATTCGGTCAAATTCTTCGTCAAATTTCTTTTTATTTACAGGTCTGGGCCAGTCGCCTTTACTCATTTTTTCTCCTAATCGTGACAAAAACAATCAACGCTCTCATCGTCTGCAAACAAATCAAACTGTTTATCGTTCTCGTTTTTAATTTCAATCATTTGTTTGTATGAAATATCATACTTAAAAGTTTTATTGGTTTTTTCTTCTTGTTTTACCCACCAGTCGGCAAGATCTTCTCTATGACTTAACATCTGGATTAACTGCCCTTTACCTTTCAAAAAGCACATATCACAGTTACCAAACAACGTATGTTTATCGGTAGCGAGTAAATTCAAATCAAAGTTATTCTTTTTCCAAAATTCCTGGATGTCTTGCTGTATGACTTTGGCATCGTATAAAGGCGTAAAATAATCTGCTTTACCATTTCTGTCCTTTATTCTATGGACTCGTCTTGGCTCGTCTGCTCTCAATCCGATAACTTGATCCATGTCTTTGAAACCTTGTTGCCTTTCAAACCAGATAATCGCTCTTTGTTTTAACAGAAAAGTACAAAATCTGTTTGTTGAGTTTGGTAGTTTTTCATAATGTTCTATTAATTTCTCAAATGGCTCGCCATTTCTACTAGCTGTTTCATAATCTACGAGCTTGTACTTGAACATCCAACCATCAGTATTATCGCCTTTGGCATCTTTATCGACATCATAAAGCTCAATCCAATGTATCTTACAATCCCATTTCTCCGCACAATCCCTAACAAAATCTAAAGTTTGTGGCATTTCTTTACCAGTATTAGCAAATACAACATAAACATCCTCTGGCAAAGTGCCTTCATGCGCATCAATAATATGCTTCAACATATAGCCAGAAGTACGACCACCACTAAAACTAATTAAGGCAGGCCCTTCTATTTTGTATGGATTAATTATCTTCTTTCTCCTTTTTCTTGGGATATGCTTTCCACAATTTTTCGTTATATTCTTTCTCCGCCTTACGATTCTTTTTCTTTCTTCTTCTGATAAAGCTCATAACTTAACCGCCAGGATTGTCAAAATAGAAATTAGAATGATGTTACTAATTAATAAAAGCAAAGCTAATAAACTGTGATACCAAATCCAACGAGTAGCATAAGCGTTTTTTATGGATAAATCATTTGGATCATATTCTTCTTTATTCTTCGTCATATTCTCTTAAAAATATTGGTGTTGAGTTACCAACATAAGCACCCATAGTATTGTATTCCAAGTGTTCTATGGCATCCATTTCTTCCACGCCTTCGGCAACTAAAATTTCAATACATTTCTGGACTGAGTAAATTATTCTTTCATCGCCAGTAGCTATGTCATAACAATAACCTATGATAGCTTCGTCAAATCCGTCTGCTTTTAACATATTAATCCCAATTTATATTACTTTTTATATCTTCTATCGGCTCAAGCACAACGTCTTTTCTAAACAAAGTCTTGACCGAATAATCTATTTCACTATTTGATTTAACCATACTTGCTCTAACAACTCTGGTTCTGTCAAATTCTACGCCATTTTGCAAACACAAACGCTCTGCTTCTTCTTCCGAACTCAAATACAACGCTAATGCGAATCTATGTGCATCAACGAGCGAACTTGCGCCACGAATACTTGCTCTTGCTGTCATGTTATCTTCAGTAGATACCAAACCAGCTTTGCTCATGTGATGAATACTTAATACTGTTGCGCCAAGTCTTGCGGAAATACTCGCACAAAAACTCGCATACATCTGACCAGCTTCATTGGAACTACTGATACTCGCACTTACGAAACTTTGTACTGGATCAATTACCACCAACTTTAAATTATCTATGCTTTCTAAAGCAGTAATCAATTCATCTCCTTGTGCGGTAACGTGCAAACCTTGAGAATTATTATCTCCTAAAACAATCAATCTTTCTTTCATACTAGGTATAGGCAAAGCATAGACTTCGTTAAGACCTTCAAACCTTTTACCTTCTTTATCCAATGAATCGACTCTGCGATGTAACTCTTGATGATCATCTTCGCTACTGAGATAAACTGCACTACCAGAATTGACTATTGGATTGCCTAACCAAGAACCAGAACCATGCGCAACTTTCAGACATAAGTCCAATGCCAACATGGATTTACCTATACCACCAATACTTGCCATAATTCCAGGTTTGCCAAGCTCAATAAAATTTTCTACTAGCCATTCTCTTTTCGGTATCTCGCCTTTTAAAAACTTGATATTGAATTGTTTTAAAGGCAAACCACGATCTAAGATTTCATTTCTGACAACATCCAAGCCTTGCTCTTGGTGTAAGTCGTTGAAGTCGCCAACAATAGAAGGCAATCTAACAACTGTATTATTAATCGCTGACGTAATTTCTTCTGCTTTCTTTTGTCCAATAAAATTGGCATCATTATCAAAGCAAATTAGGAATTTTGCTTTAGTTAGTTTTCTTAAATTAGTCAAAGCTGTAAGACCAAAGTTCGCTGAAAATACGCAAACAACTGGTAAATTCGTTGCTTCAAATACTGAGTATGCTGTAGCTATCCCTTCTACGACTAAGACTTGATCTAAGTCTTGCCACTCTGACCAACTAAAACCAACAATATGAACACTACCCTTGACTTCACTTGCACTTACAAATCTTTTCTCGCCTTTCTTATCTATGTATTGCAACGACCTAATCTCAGGCTTGACATTGGTTGTAGAATATAAGGGAACAACAAGAGAATCTCTTATTGTTTTTAACCCATAATTTTTAATTTTTTTATCTTCGAGGTATTTATGACCAACGCAGTCAATTCCTTTTTTAAATCTTGCTTGGCAATCTTGAGCTACTTCATCTTGCCTTATTTTTCTTTCTTTTTTCTGCCTTTCTATGTTGTCTTGAACAATGGCTTTTAATTCGTTTTGCTCTCGTAAAGAAAGTTTATTGACATCGGTGTTTGACCATTTCTTTTGCTCGCCTGTACGCCAGTTGCCATAAGTAATATTGATGTAATTGTTATTCTCGTTATAGACATACCAACCAGACTTTTCATTACTCTTATCAGGTCTTGTAGTCGCACTTGCTTTGACCATACATCTGATAACTTCTCCAGATGTATCTATAAAACTAACTGCTAAACCATCGTCATTCATTTGGTTAATGGCATCAGAAATATCCTTGCCACTTCCAAAATGTAATTCTTTGTCTAATACTAAACCATTCTCATAAAATTTAGTCAGATCCACGTTTTAAACCTCATTCCCCCAAACATCCCAACCTTCAGTTTTATCTCTTGCAAATAATTCTATTCTTGGTAAATCGCCAAACAACCTTTCAATATTATCTCTCACTTCTTTAGGCTTTTTACTATGTTTGGTTCTTTCTGCTTCAACTTTTTGATAAATATTATTTACTTTTTTATGTTTTAACATTTGCCCTTTAGTTGCCAATAAACAGATTTCATAATTTTTCATTGTCCATGCACCTAAATTAGCAACAGTTTTTCCATGTTTGGTTTTTTTCTCCCAAACAAAAGCTATTGTTTTATATTTGAATTTCCAAGCATTGATTGTTTCAATCGCTTCTTCCATGTGTGCATCTGTTGTCCATAAAAATAAAGCACAATCATTTTGAGAAATATCTTGCACAGGCAAATTTTTAATCCAATCTTTTGAAACTGTAGGATAGTGTTTTTCTATTGTGGTAAATCTTTTACCATCATATTTTTGTAATTCTTTACTGCTAAACGACCAGGCTGGATCAGCATAAATAATATTGTATTTTTTATTTGGAAAAGGAATCATCCTTACTCTCTCCTAACTCGGATTCAAAATCCAAGTAATTTAAAATTATTGTATTGAAAAAAGAATCTCTTTGTTCGTTAGACCATTTATGCAGCTCAAAGCTACCAGTCTGTTTTGCAATCTCTAAGTATTTTTCTTTGGATTGCTTACGAGCATATTGCACACCAAGACTATTGGTATATGTTTTTCTCGCTAATTTTTCTCCTTTTTCAATTCTCTCCTTTATTCTCTCTAAATGCTCCATTGAGCAACTACCATAATAAACATCATTATGTTTGTAAAGAAACCCTCGTGCAGGTCTGTTACAGACCTTGCACAAGCTAGTTTTTTTCATCTAAAAAGGGATTTCTTCGCTGTCTAAAGGATCAACCTCTACTGGCTTTGGTTCAGCTATATCTTCTTTTGGAAGAATAGATTCGCCTTGCTCGGCTCTACTGAAGTTTTTTCCATAAGCAGGATCAAGTTCTGCATAGCCATTGTCATTGATTTTAACAACACCATTAAACCTAATGCCTTTTAGTTGCTCAGTATTTTTAAGCTCAGTAAGACCACAACTACTAGCAAGTGCTGACAGTTCTGTTTTACCAATCTCTACCGACTTTGGCGAATTTGGATTAGCAACTGTAAATAAACCAGAAACCAAACGACCTTGATGTTTAGGGCCTTGTATCTGAAAAGTCATACGACACCCTATCCAACCGCTATCATTTCTGATTTCTGTTTCTTCTAAATATTGCATGACATATTTGCCAGGCGCTATTTGTTCATCTTCTTGGCTTACTTCTAAGCCACCGAATTGTTCAAGATCCATTTTTTACCTCTTTTTTAAATGTAGTTTTTAAACAAGCTGTGCAAAGAAAGATACCATCCCATTTATAAATGGCTTCGGCATCACACTCATCACAGAAAATTATTTCGTTATCCATTACTTCAACATCTCCGCACGCACAGTTTCCCAATCAAAAGGAAGGGATTCTGGAAGCGCATATCTGTTTTTAGCCAAGTAAGCTGGTTTTTCGACAGTATAAATTATGCGATCTCCGCTTACAGCTTTTGTCGTCATGTTGCCACCTTTACCTTTTACTTGGACTGTGCCAAGTTTAAAGTTTGCAAAGAAACAGCAATCGCTGTGTTCAAGAATTAAGTCTGCTGCTTTTCTGTGTAGCTTTAATTCATGGCGATCATAGGCTTCTATCTCTGGCGATTCAAAACGCTTTATCTGATTGTGTGCTATTTGCATAATCGTATAGCCTTTTTCTCTCAACTCATTTAAAAGCCTTATATATTCACGCCAATATTTAAGAACTTCAACATAACCTTTTCCATAACCAGGTTGCTCGATTGATTTCCAATTATTATCTTGGCAAGCCTTATCCCAAATCAAAGGCTCTAGCCAATCCAAACTATCCACCACAAGCGTTTTATAGTCATTATCATTATCAATTAACGACTGTAAGTTTTTAAGAACATCTTCAAAACTTGTTGCTAATGGAAAATGATCGGCTTCAATCTTACCCATACCATCTTCGGTAAGCACAAATATTGGTTTATTCATACTCGCTGCAAAAAAAGTTTTACCGATACCAGCACCACCATAAAGAACTATTCTTGGCGGTTTCTGTTTTGCTTTCTTTCTAATATTAGCTAGACTCATCTTTAATCTCCTTCGTTTCGATGATTGTTGCTTCTTCAACACCACTCTCCAAAGATTGTTTTAAATCATTAATCAATCTAGCTTTGTGATCGTTGAGAACATAAAGTTTATTATTCAACTCTTGAATCTGCGGTTCTAAAAATTTCACAGTATTTAAGAGTTCCATTTGCTCCTTGCTTAAATCAGCTTCAAGATATTCCTTTCCATCAAGCGTTAGCGTAGAGCTTTTAGTTTCCTCAGTCATAGATTTCTCCGTTAAGTTTATAAGTTTCACATACCCTTTTGGCTGGACAAAATCTACATTGTTCGCCAAAAACGTAATTCGGTTCATCTGCTTCGCAATTATCCAAAGCAGTTTTTAATTCTGAAAAACCCCAATCTACCAAGTATTCGGCAGTAGTTTCCCACGAACGAACGCTTTGTTTAGATCTCGGTTGCACTATCGTCATTATCACTTTCATATCCTCATTACCATAACGAGCTAATGCGCCAAGTGCATAAATAGACATTTGTAAATTATTCTCAGGACTAACAGGCCATGTACCTGTCTTTAAATCAACTACTTCGATTACTTCTTTATTAAAGATAATCGCATCACTTGTACCCCAACACTCAGGATTTATTTCTTCAATGCTTACTTGTTCTTCAATCAAAGGCTTGGCATTTAATTGTTTAGCTCTGCCTTCTATGTAATCCACATAAAACTTTGCACAATCAATCATATCTTGGTCGGCATAAATTTTTACATCTTCTACAGTTTCGCTTTTACCGAGCCAATAATCTTCTAGCGTGATGCCTTCTAAGTGTCCTTTCATAAGCATTTCTGCCATGTTATGTATGAAAGTACCAACGAGCGCAGGTCTGCCAACAGGTTCTCTTTCGACACCTTCAGAAAGTTTTATTGAACCAGGACACGCAAACCAACGCTCTGCGCTTGAGGGAGAATACTTAGCGTGCTTAGAAGGCATACTATCTTTTATAAATTCTTTAGTCGCTACGGCTAACAAAATTAGATTTCTCCATTTTTTCTACATCTTCAAGATCGTATAAAACCTTGCCAGATATTTTGTAGTAAGGGCAACCAACACCAGCTAGACGTTGATTGGCTAATGTACGTGGACTCCTTTTCCAACGATTAGCTAGTTCTTTGGCGGTAATAAATTTCTTATCGTCATTCATAGTTTTTTCTTGTTTGTTAAATTTTCCTTCCAAGTGATATAATTAGAACATAAATTAAATGA